GGCTCGCCTGCGTGAGTGTCGGTCGGCGTTGGCTGTGGTGGTGAAGCCGGAGGGGGTCGACCCTGTCGATGAGCTCCAGCAGCGCCGTACTGATCGGCAGTCAGGAACCGACTCTGCTGGTGCAGCCGCCAAGCGCGCGAACGGCGGGCGGGGAGGCCGCCGAGCTCGCTGAGGCTGCCGGCCTGATCTTGGATCCGTGGCAGCGGACCGCGGTGGACATGATCTTGGCGGAGCGCGACGACGGGTCGTGGGCCTCGAGGTCGTCGGGGGTGATCGTCCCTCGTCAGAACGGCAAGGGCGACATCTTGATCGCCGTCGAGTTGTACCTGCTGTTCGTGGTCGAGTTGCCGCTCATCTTGCACACGGCGCACGAGGTGAAGACGGCGCTCGAGGGTTGGCTGCGGCTGCGGTCGAAGGTGCAGAACACGCCGGCGTTGCATCGCCGGGTGAAGCGCTACGTGAACGTGAACGGCCAGGAGGGCCTGGAGCTCCACACCGGGCGGCGGTTGAAGTTCATCGCCCGGTCCAAGTCGTCGGGTCGTGGTTTCTCAGCTCCGTGCGTGATCTTCGACGAGTGTCAGGATCTTCCGCCGGCGGTGACCTCCGCGTCGGTGCCGGCACTGTCGGCGATGCCGAACCCGAAGTTGATCTACTCGGGGTCCGCCCCGCCGGCCGCCGATGAGGCGTCGGCCCAAGTGCGTCGGTTGCGGCGTCGTGCGATGTCGGAGACGCCGGGCCGCCTGTCGTGGTTGGAGTTCGCGTCGGAGCCGGATGTGGATCCGGCGGACCGTGAGGCCGTCGCCCGGGTGAACCCGGCCTACGGCGTGCGGATCCAAGCGGAGACGGTCCAAGAGGAACTGGACGGCGACCTGACGCCCGAGGGCTACCTGTGTGAGCGCATGGGCGTGTGGCCGTTGGAGGCAGACGAGCTCGGAGTGTTCGACGAGGGCGCGTGGGAGCAAGCAGCGGATCCGTCGTCCCAAGCGTTGGATCCGGTCGAGTGGGCGGTCGACACGTCACCGGACCGCAAGTGGACGTCGGTAGCGATTGCCGGCACCCGCTCCGACGGGTTCCTGCACGGCGAGGTCGTCTACCACGAGGCTGGCACCGCTGGCGTCGTTGAGTGGGTGTCGGAGCGCACCGACCGGGTGGTGATCGACCCGGCGTCGCCAGCGGGGTCGTTGATCGACGACTTCACGGCACGTGGCGTCGAGGTGGTGTCGACGACACCGAGGGACATGGCGCAGGCGTGCGGAGCAATCGCGGACGCCGTGTCGGAGGGTCTGTTCCGTCACCGCGATCAACCGGTGCTGAACGCAGCGGTGTCGGTGGCTGCGATCCGACCACTGTCGGATTCGTGGGCGTGGTCGCGCAAGTCGCCGGGTGACATCTCGCCGCTGGTGGCGTTGACGTTGGCCGTCGCGGTGGCTCGGAAGCCGGTCGAGGTCGTCGTCGACGTCGCCGCGAGCGTCTGGTGAGAGGAGGTGGTCGCCGTGCGTCTACTCGTCATGTCTGCGCAGGCGACCCTCATCCTCGTCGCTCTCGTCGCCTTCGCCACGCTCACCTCCCCGGCGCTCGCGGTCATCATCGGCGCGATCGCCGCCGCTGTGCTCCTCGAGATCTGGAGCACTTGATGGGATTGTTCCGGCCAGAACGCCGCGATCTGACTGCACACGGCTTCGATGACCCGTCGCGGATCCCCACGAACGGTGAAGCCATGTACTCGCCGGTGTTGGCGTCCGGTCAGGGTGCGTTGCGGCACTGGGCGGTGTGGGCGTGCGCCCGAGTCGTCGCTGATGCCGTGTCGACCCTGCCGGTCGATCTGCTGCAGGGGTCGGGGTCGTCGGCGACGCCGGTCGATCCGTTGCCCATGATGTTGCAGCGCCCGTCGGCGCATCTGGACCGGGTCGACTGGCTGTCGCAGGTGCTGGTGTCTCTCCTGACGACCGGCAACGCCTACGGCCTCATCGCCTCCCGGGACCGGTTGGAGTATCCGACGCAGATCAATCTGGTGCCGCCGGGGACGATCACCGCCGAGATCGACCGGGAGACGGGCCGCAAGGTCTACAAGGGGACCAACGGGCGCACGTACCCCGACGAGCAGGTGTGGCACCGCACCGGCCTGATGTGGCCCGGTGACGTCGTCGGCCTGGACCCGGTGACGTACTTCGTCCGCACGATCACCCTCGGCCTCGAGGCCGAACGCTACGGGGCCGACTACTACCAGAATGGCGCGCATCCGACCGCGGTCGCCTCCACTGACAACGAGATCACCCAAGAGCAGGCGGAAACGATCAAGGGCCGAATCAAGCAGGCGACCGCCCGTCGCGACATTGCCGTCCTCGGCGCCGGCTTGAAGCTCGATCGGTGGCAGGGATCGCCGAACGACGCCCAGCTCGGCGAGACGATCCGCATGAACGCCGCGATGGTGTGCGCCATCTACGGGGTGCCGCCGGAGAAGATCGGCGTGTCGATGGGCGACAGCTCGTCGGTCACCTACGCGAACCGTGAGCAGCGAGCCCAGGACTTCCTGAACGACGCCGTGAACCCGTGGCTGGTCCGCATGGAGCGGTCGATGTCGGACTGGTTCCCCCGCGGGAAGTTCGTCAAGTTCAACACCGGCGGCTTCCTCAAGTCCGACCTGAAGACCCGCTACGAGGCCTACGCCATTGCCACCGGCAACAAGCCGTGGATGCTGCCGTCCGAGGCCCGTGCGTTCGAGAACTGGCAGCCGGTCGCCGGCATCGACGACGAGCCGACACCACCCCCTGCCTCTCCCCCTGGAGGTACCCCATGATGACTGCGACCCGCAAGGCTGACCGCCTGCTCGGGGCGCCCGAGCGCCGCGCCTTCAAGTGCGAGCAGTTCGAGTTCCGGGCCACCGGCGACGCCACCGCGACGCTCACCGGGTACGCCTCGGTGTTCGACAAGGGCTACGAGATGTACGGCGGCCCCGACAAGGGCGGCTGGACCGAGATCGTCGACAAGCGTGCGTTCGACGAGACGCTGAAGCGCAAGCCCGACCTTCACCTCCTCATCAACCACGAGGGGATGCCGCTCGCCCGCACCAAGTCCGGGACCCTGCAGCTCTCCACCGACTCCGTCGGCCTCAAGGTCGAAGCCGACCTGAACCGTGCCGACCCGGACGTGCAGCGCCTCGAAGTCAAGATGAGCCGCGGTGACATGGACGAGATGTCGTTCGCGTTCCGCACCGTCCGCCAGGAGTGGAACGACACCGAGACCGAACGCCGCCTCCTCGAGCTCAACCTCGACAAGGGCGACGTGTCCGTCGTGAACTTCGGCGCCAACCCGCACACCTCTGCCGGTGTGCGCTCCGCTCTCGCAGCCATCTCCGAGGGTGACCTCGCTGAGCTGCGCAGCATCGACCCCGCCGACATCCAGTCGGCCTACGAGATCCTCGGCCAGCTCCTCACCGGCGACACCGCCGACGAGCCGACCGAACCCAAGCAGGGCATGTCCGTCGCTCAGGCGCGACGTCTTCTGCTGCTCACCGCCTAACCGGCCGGAGCACCCCTCCCGGGCCGCGTCACCCCATCGGGGCCGGCGCACCCATCGAACGGGGCCGCGTCCACCAACGCAGGCACACCCCATTCACCGGCGCGTCGCCACTCCCGGTTCGACGCGCCCCGGAACCCCAGGAGGGTCCGAATGTCCACCGCATCCGAGATGTTGACGCGTCTCATCGCCAAGCAGAACGAGGCCGAGGAGGCCCGTGCTGACCTCGACTCGAAGCGTGCCGCCATCGTGCAGCTCGCCGACGACGAGGGCCGCTCCGACCTGAACCCCGACGAGGACAGCGAGTTCCAGGCGCACACCGCCTCGATCCGTGCCCTCGACGAGGACATCAAGGCCCGCGCCGAGCGGATCACCGAGCTGTCCGAGGAGGACAAGCGCTCCAGTGACGCTGCGCTCGCCTTCCGTCAGGCCGAGATGGTCTCGAGTCGCGTCAAGGTCAACAGCGAGGCCCGCACCTACGAGCAGGGCAACGGCCGCTCGTACTTCGCCGACCTCGCCACCTCGACCATCAACCAGGACATCGACGCCCGTCAGCGCCTCGAGCGTCACGCCGCTGAAGTCCGGATGGACCCGGAGTACCGGGACCTGATCCGCACCGACGGCAACGGCGGCTACTTCGTGCCGCCGCTGTGGCTCTCCGACTACGTGGAGCTCGCACGGGCCGGTCGGCCCACCGCGAACCTCGTGACGAACCTGCCGCTGCCCCCCGGCACCGACAGCATCAACGTCCCGAAGATCTCCACCGGCACCGCCACCGCCATCCAGGTCGGCGACGGCTCCGCCCCCCAGGAGACCGATCTGGCGGACACCAGCGTCGCCTGTGGCGTCAAGACCATCGCCGGCCAGCAGGACATGTCGATCCAGCTGTTCGAGCAGTCCCCGTTCAACTTCGACCAGATCGTCATGGCCGACCTCGCGGCGGACTACGCGACGAAGGTCGACGTGCAGGTGCTGTCGGGGTCGAACGCAAACGGCCAGGTGAAGGGCATCTACGGCGCCAGCGGCTTCAACACCGTCACGTGGACGGACACGACGCCGACGGTGAGCGAGCTTTACAGCAAGCTCGCCGACGGCATCCAGAAGATCCACACGAACCGGTTCCAGCCCCCGACGGTCATCGTCATGCACCCCCGCCGTTGGGCGTGGATGCTGGCCGCGGTCGACTCGCAGGGCCGCCCGCTCGTCGTGCCTAACGGTCAGGGCCCGACGAACGCCATCGCGGCGTTCGGCACGGTCGGATCGGAGCAGGTCGTCGGATCCCTCCAGGGTCTGCCGGTCGTGACCGACCCGTCGATCCCAATTACAGATGGATCGGGTACCAACGAAGATTCCATCATCGTGATGCGGGCGCAGGACTGCATCCTCTACGAGTCCTCGCTGCGGACCCGGGTGCTGCCCGAGGTGCTGTCCGGGACGATGCAGGTGAGGGTCCAGGTCTACGGCTACTTGGCGTTCACCGCAGAACGCCAGCCGAAGAGCATCACGATCCTCTCCGGATCTGGATTTGCGACGCCGAGCTTCTAGCTCGCCCTCCGTGCTCGGCGGGGGTGGTGTGGTCCCACCTCCGCCGGCACGTCTGCCATCAGCGGCGAGTCATCGCCCCCCAAACCAAGGAGCTGCCGTGTCCGATTCCTGTTCTTCCTGCCGGTTCAGCGCACCCGCTGACGACCGGCTGCCTGCGTCACTCGAGTGCCGCAGGAACCCACCCGTCGGCGGCGGTCGCCGCCACATGGCGGAGTGGCCGCTGACGTCAGCGGACGCTTGGTGTGGCGAGTTCGAGTCCAGGCCCGCAACGCGGGCGCCGGCGAAGAAGCGTCCTGCTGCGGGTGACGTCGAGACGCGCAGTGAACAGGGCTGAACGCCGCGCTGCGAGCCGGTCCGGTTCGCCGGCACCGGTGACAGTGCCGAAGGTCGTCATCGGGGTCATCCACCCCGGTGAGGTGTCCATGGCCTGCATGGTCTCGATCATGCGAGCCAAGGACCACATGCTGCCCTACGGGATGCTGCCCGGGTTCCTCGAGCGACGAGCTCGGTCGCAGAACGTGTTCAAGGCCCGCAACGACATCGTGTCGGCGTTCCTGTCGACGGACTGCGACTACCTGTTCTGCGTGGACGCCGACATGGGCATCCCGGAGAACGCGATCGAGCGGCTGATCTCCGTGGCGCACACCGAGGAGCGACCGATCGTCGCCGGCCTGTGCTTCGGTCAGGCCGACATCGGGTTCAACGAGGCCGACTACTCGTCGACGTTCGCGGTGTTCCCCACGATCTACGCCTGGAACGTCGACGAGGACGGCGACGTCGAGTCGTGGGCGACGATCGGCGACTACCCGCGAGACACGTTGTGTCAGATCGACGGCACCGGCGGTGCCTGCGTGATGATCCACCGGGGCGTGCTGGAGAAGATGCGCGCCGAGTTCGGTGACCACTGGTTCACGCCGATGCCGCACCCGAGGACGGGCGGCCCGTTCGGGGAGGACACCTCGTTCTTTCTCCGGTGCCGTGAGCTCGGCGTGCTGGTCCACATGGACACGTCGGTGAAGACGTCGCACGACAAGGGCGGCGTGTTCCTCACCGAGGAGTTGTGGGACCTGCAGCAGGCCCTCGCCACCTGACCTAGTCGGGTCCTCGACGGCGGTACGGCAGCGCCGTCGAGGACCCTCCTGCCGTACTCCTGCCGTGGAGGCCATGTGTTGGACTACGCCGCCTTGCGCGGTCAGATCGTCGGCGCCCTATCGGTCGCCGAATGCCAGACGCTCGCCAGGGTCGCAGCGTCGACCACGGCGAGCAGAGCGCTCGAGGTGGGCCACTACCTCGGGTTGTCGACAGCGGTGCTCCTCGACGCCCTCCCGGCCGACTGCGAGCTCGTCACCATCGACCACCACCAGGGCGACATGTGGGCGCCGGCGGTGCCGGAATCGGACTTCCTCGGCAACGTGTCGTCGTTCGTCGGTGACCGCGAGTTCGTGGCGATCAACGACGACATGGTCTCAGCGTTGCCGAACCTCTCCGCCGGCTTCGGGTTCGTGTTCTACGACGCCGATCACACCGCCAGCTCCGTGGCAGCCTTCTGGGACCACGCCGCTGGGTTGCTCGACGAGCGTTGCACGCTGGTGTTCGATGATGCCGACTGGGCGGAGCAGTCGACGCTGCGAGGTCTCGCCGAGGCCGACGGTTTCACGGTCGTCACGTCGGAGCCGTTCTGGCGGGGTGACGGCGACAAGCACGACCCGGAGACGTACACGCTCGAGGTGATGGAGCGTGACTGACGTCCGCCTCGGCCCTGACGCTGCCCGCTACTGGCTCGCCGGGCAGGGCGCCCGGGTGTGTGCCCCGTTCAATCTGCGCTGGCTGCTGCCAGCGGTGTGCCGCAACGAGGTGCGGCGCTGGTGGATCGTCTGGTTCGCCAGCTGGCCCCTGCTCGCCGCTGGGGCCGTGTTCTGGGCTCACGCCATGGGTGCCGACTGGTGGGCCGCTCTCGCCGCTGCGGCGTTCCTGGTGGCGCTCCCGGGGGTCTGGGGGCCGGTCAGCGTCCGTCCCGTCGGTGTGGATCTGCCGGCGATGGCGTTGTCGATCTGGGCGGCCGGGTTCTGGGTTCACGGGTGGTGGGGTCCGGCGCTGGTCGCTCTCGCTCTCGCCACCTACGTCAAGGAAGTGTCGCCGATCTGGGTGGCGTTGTGGGCGTGGGCGTTGTGGCCGCTCGCCGCGCTGGTCATCCCGCTGGTCACGTGGTTCGTCATCCGTCCTCAGCTCGACGAGGTCACGAAGTCGAACCCGACGCTGCTGCGGGTGCATGAGCACCCGATCCGTTCGTCGCTCGAACATCACCGGGGTCAGTGGCGTAATGCCTGGTTCATGGTCGCCCCGTGGGGCGTGTGTCTCGCAGCTCTGTACCGACCGTCGGTACAGGTGATCGTCGCTCTCGTGTTCGCCTACGGGCTGCTGTTGGTCGTCACGGACACGGTGCGCATCTACCAGTGCGCAGCGGGACCGGTGGTGGCGTTGGCCGCGGCGCAGGTGATCCCACCGCAGTGGTTGCTGTTGGCCGTGGCCGTCCACGTCGTGTGGTGGCGAGATCAGGTGGTGACCGGGTGAACGCGGTGATTGGGATCGCCATCGCCTGGGCCGTCCTGCGCATCCTGGCCTGGGTGGTCCTCGCTGAGTGTCCGCGACACGTTCAGAAGGCGAGCATGATGACGCGCAAGTGCCAGCGTTCGTGGTGGCACCGTGGCGAACATCGAGCCACGACGGAACAGGGCGCCGGGATCGCTTGGGGCCGAGAGTGCGACGGGCACTGGTACTGGCAGCGACGATGACCACCCTCGCGGTCGTCATCCCGACCACCGGCCGGGACACACTCGAGCGGGCCGTCCAGTCCGCGAAGGCGTGCGCCGATCAGGTCATCGTCGTCGCCGACGGATGCCCCGACATTCCTGCCGACCTCCACGTCAACTGCGGCGCCCCCGGCCTCGCTCGCAACGCTGCTGCCCTGCACATCTGGACCGACTGGGTCGGGTTCCTCGACGACGACGACGTCCTCGTCCCCGACGTCTATCGGGCCGCCATCGAAGAGCACGCCGATGCCGCCGACCTGATCGTTCAGCGCATGTCGCACCCCGAGCTGGGGTTCATTCCCAGGTTGGGGATGGAGGTCGAGTTGTTCCACGGCAATGTCGGCATCTCGTTCGCCCTGCGGGCGTCGCTGTTCCGTGACCACCCATTCATTGCCGGTCCGCCGCTCACGATGCGCGGCGAGGACTACGAGCTGATCCGCCGGCTGCGCGACCAGGACCGACGTGTCGTCGTGTCCGGTGCCGTCGGCTACGTCGTCAACCCCCAGGAGGTGCCCGCATGACGATCGTCAATGGCTACCTCACTCAGACCGAGGCGCTGGCCTACGTCAAGGCCGCCGACACGTCGTCGGAGTTCGTCGAGGACTGCGTCAACACGGCGTCCCGTTGGATCGACCAGCACTGCTCCCGGCACTTCTACCAGGACGGCACCGTCGGAACCCCCGTTGCTCGCACCTTCCAAGTCGACGACCTGCGCTGCCTCCGGTTCGGACCACACAACGACCTGACGTCGATCTCCACGCTCAAGACCGACAGCACCGGCGACGGCACCTACGAGACGACCATCTCCGCCAGCTCCTACGAACTCGGCCCGTTGAACGCCGCGGCCCGCAACGAGCCCTACCTGACGCTTCGCCTGTTCGCCGGGACCGAGTTCCCCACCTCAACGACCGGCCGGTCCGATCTGATCCAGGTGACCGGCGTGTGGGGCTGGCCCGCGGTACCGCCGCAGGTGAAGTCGGCGTGTCGGATCCTCGTCGCCGAGATGGTCAAGCTGCAGGACGCTCCCCTCGGTTTCGCCGGCGGCATGGAGATGGGCACCGCCTACGTCGGCTCAATGGCCGTCAAGAAGGCGCAGATGATGTTGGCGCCGCTACGGCACCCGGACGGGTTCGGCATCGCGTGAGCGCCACCATCGCCCAGATCAGAGACGGTCTGGCGGACATCCTCTCGACGGGCACACCGCGCGACGTGTCGACGGAACGGCACCTCGTCGACACGATCACCGCTCCGGCCGTCGTCGTCGGATCCATCTTCCTCGACCCCGCCACGTTCGACGGGTCGTCCCGGTTCACGGTCGAGGTTCACGCCGTGGCGTCTCGCTCGAGCGTCACGCAGCTCGACGTGGTCGACCAGCTCATCGACCCGGCCAACGACGAGTCGATCTACGCGGTGATCGAAGCGAACCCGACGCTCGCTGGTGTCGTGTCGTCGATCGTTCCGCAGTCCGCCGGTAGCTACCGGGAGCTGCCACTCGACGCCGGCTACTACGCCGCGACCGTCCGATGCGAGGGGTACACCTGATGGGCACGTCACGCAGCGGAGCCGAACTCGCCGCCAAGCTCGACAAGGCGGCCCGGCTCATCGACCGGGACCTGTACCCGACCGCTCAGAGCATCGGCGCGGTCCTGTCCGCGACCGCGCTCGCTGGTGCACGCGAAGCCACCGGCGGTGACCTCAAGTTCTCCGGTGCGGAACGCAAGGGGCGCCGCAACCGGCCCATCGGTGTGACGACTCGCAAGGAGTCGGACTCGTCGGTGATGGTGAAGGCGACCGGCCCGATGCACTGGCTCGAGGCCGGCGTCCAGCCGCACCCGATCATCCCGGGCACCTCGAAGAAGTCCCGGGGTCTGAGCGGAGCGAACCTCGACGGTGGCGAAGGGCCGGTGCTGCCCGCTGCGCTGGCCCGAGGGTCGGCGCGTGGCAAGGCCAAGGGGAAGTTGATGATCTGGGACGGCGGACGCCGGGCGGCGTTCAGCGTCGAGCGGGGCGGTGGTTCACCGGAGCGCAAGACGTGGTCGACGGCCGTCGAAGCAACGGAACGGGTCGCCCCGTCGATCGCCCGCCGACAGATGGCCGCGAACCTGTTCCAGGTGTTCGCCTGATGCCGAGAGCGTTGGTCGTCTGCCCCGGCCCCGAGTTCTCTGTGGCGGACGTCTACCACGGGTGGATCAAGGGGCTGCAGCTCAACGGCTACGACGTCATGCCGTACAACCTCGGCGACCGGCTCACCTGGGCGCACCACGCGTACCTAAAGGCGCACGACGGGGAGTTCCACAAGGCGTTCCCCGAGCTCGACGACGTCGCCGGGTTCGGTGTGTCGGGCATCTCGAAGGCCGCCTACTACTGGTGGCCGGAGCTGGTCGTGTTCATCTCCGGGTTCTTCATCGACCCGGAGCTCGTCCAGGTCATGCAGGCCCGCAACTGCAAGGTCGTGTGCGTCTTCACCGAGTCGCCCTACGAGGACACCCGGCAGCTGGCAATCGCCGACACGTTCGACGCCGTCATGGTCAACGACCCGGTCCGCCTCGACGCCTACACGGCGCGCACGACGGCGCTGTACTCGCCGCACTGCTACGACCCCGACATCCACCACCCGGGTCCGTCGGACCACAAGTCCGACGTGGCGTTTGTCGGCACCGGGTACCCGTCCCGGCAGGCGTTCATGGAGCGCGTCGACTGGACCGGCATCGACCTGGCCCTCGCCGGGAACTGGGGGCACGCCTCCGAGTCGTTGCAGGCGCATGTCATCCACGACGTGAAGAACTGCATCGACAACACCGACACCGCCGCCATCTACCGGGGCACCAAGGCGAGCTTCTCGCTGAACCGTGCCGAGACGAACGGTGACCTGCTCGACACCGCCGACGGCTGGGCCATCGGCCCCCGCGAGGTGGAGTTGGCGGCGTGCGGGACGTGGTTCCCACGCCAGTCCCGTGGGGAGTCCGACGAGCTGTTCGGCGGGATCCTCCCCACCTATTCGTCGCCCGAGGAACTGGGTGACCTTCTCCGGTGGGGGCTCGCCCACCCGGAGGAGACCAAGTCGGCCGCTGAGGCGGCGCGGGCGGCGATCGAGGATCGCACGTTCGACAAGAACGCCCGGGAGCTCGTTCGGGCTCTCGGGTTGTGACAGCAAACCCCACTACTTCAAGGAGGCCCTAGTGGCTACCCCCATCGCTGGCCGTCAGGGCCGGCTGTACGCAGACAACAGCTCGGCGGGCTCCGGTGCCGCCGTGCCGATGCTCAACCTGAACTCGTGGTCGCTGAACCGCACCACCGACAAGATCGAGGTCACGTCGTTCGGCGACACCTCGAAGGCGTACGTGGTGTCGCTGCCCGACGCACAGGGTGACCTGGCCGGCTTCTGGGACACCGACGGCGGCCAGTACAAGCTGTCCGCCGCGATCGACGGTGGACGCAAGTTCTACCTGTACCCGACGACGGCCGACACCAGCAAGTACTGGTTCGGCAAGGCGCACTTCGACATCTCGGTCAACGCGACCGTGTCCGGTGCCGTCGAGGTCTCGGGCGCCTGGGCGATCGCCGCGTCGCTGCTCGACAACGGCATCACCGCCTGATGCCGTTCGCAGTGAACACACCCGGAGGGCAGGTCCGGCTCATGGACCTGCCCTTCACGGCCTTCGAGATCATCGAAGCAGAGACCGGTCTCGACTGGTCCGACGTCGTCCTGGGCCCGGCCCGCACCGCGAAGGCCGCCCAAGTGGTGTACCGGGTGGCCTGCGAGTCGAACGGATCAACCCCGGTCGCCGATCTGTCGCCCGCCATGCTGGTCGGTGACTCTCCAATCTTCGAGATCGTCTCCGACGATCAGCCGGTGTCGCACGATCCGAACACGGGCCTCCCAAATTCGGAGGGCGCACAGCCGACGAGTGGGTCGTCTGGTGCGCCTGGCGATTCGGATGGCCCCCAGACGTGACCCTCGCTCAGTCGCCGCGGAACCTGCGGCTGCTGAACGACGCGGATCAGATGCGACCCAAGAGGTGAGGTGACGCGCCATGGCTCTGCTTGAGCGACTACAGATCCTCATCGACGCCGACGGCAAGGGCGCCGTCCGCGAGTTCCAGAAGGTCGGCGCCACCGCCGACCGCGAGATGTCCAAGGCCGACGAGCGGATCCGGAAGGTGTCGAGCGGGCTCACCACGTTCGGCGCGACCGCAGTGACGGCATCGGCTGTCGCTGCGGTCGGCCTGGGCAAGCTGGCGATGACCGCGTCGGACTATGGCGAAGCCATCTCGGCGTCGTCGGTCATCTTCGAAAAGAAGGCCATCCCTGCCCTTGAGGCGTACGGCGACGCGGCGGCGGAGGCCTCGGGTCTGTCGAAGACCGCGGCGGTCGACGGCGCCAACCAGTTCGGCACGTTCGGCAAGGCCGCCGGTCTGGCCGGCGACGATCTGGTCGAGTTCTCCACCGACCTGACGTCGCTCGCCGGCGACCTGGCGTCGTTCAAGAACACGACTCCGCAGGAAGCGATCGACGCACTCGGTTCCGCTCTGCGCGGTGAGGCTGAGCCTCTCCGCAAGTACGGCGTTCTGCTCGACGATGCCACGTTGAAGGCCGAGGCGATGGCGCTCGGCATCTACGACGGCAACGGCCCGCTCACGACGCAGCAGAAGATCCTGGCGGCCAACGAGGCCATCTTCAAGCAGACGTCCGACGCCCAAGGCGACTTCGTCCGCACGTCGGATTCGCTCGCCAACCGGCAGCGGACGTTGGCCGCAGAGTTCGAGAACGTCAAGGTCAAGGTCGGCGAGGGTCTGATCCCGCTGTTCGAGACGCTGTCCGGAGTCGCGACCGGGGCCCTCGACGCCTTCGGTTCCCTGCCTGCCGGGGCGCAGTCCGGCATCGGCACCGTCGCCGGCATCGGCACCGTCGCCGTCGGTTCAGCCGGTGCCGTCGCGCTCATTGCCGGCCAGGCGATCAAGGCGCGCGACGCGCTGACCACCGTCGGCACCGACGGGGTCCGGTCGCTGAACAACGTCGGCAAGGCGGCGACTGCCGCTGGTATCGCGACTGCTGGAATTGCCATCGGGTTCGTGTTGGACACCGCCGGCAAGAGCGAGACCACTCAGGAGATGGATCGCATCGCATCAGCGTCCGGCGACATGACCGACGAGATCCTTAGAAACTTCTCCGCTGCCGGCCGGAACACCAAGGGCTTCACCGACAACTTCACGCACCTGACCGACTCGTCCATCTACAGCGGTGAGCAGTTCGTCGGCGTACTCGAAGACATCGACCGGTCGATGGGTGACGCCTACAAGGCGAAGAACTTCGACGGACTACGCAAGGGGATTACGGCGCTGCGTGAGGCGGCAGCCGACCCGAAGAACGCAGACATCAAGGACAGCATCCTTGCGGTCATCGAGGACTACGAGACCAAGCTCGGCGACGCAGCGAAGGCGGAGAAGGTCAAGGGACGGGCCGACGGCGAAGCCACCAAGGCGCAGGACGCCCTGACCGGGTCGATCAAAGAAGGTGGCGACGCGACCGAGGAAGCCACCCTCAAGATCAAGGACTACGGCACCGCTCTCGACTTCGTGAAGGCCACCCAGGACATCACCGCTGCGGGTGCGTCCGGGTTCGCCGAGGCGATCAAGGCCAGCTCAGGTGGGCTGAACGACAACCTCGACGCCGCTCAGGGTGTCGGCTCGGCATTCAAGGATCTCGGCGAGATCATCGGCATGCTGCCCGCCCGGTACGACCTTGGCGCTGCCGCGGCCGGGAAGTACACCGACGAGCAGAACAAGGCGCTCGACACGTTCCAGGCCGCCGGCGCTGCGGTGCAGACGCAGTTGGAGACGCTGCTCGCCACGGGCGCCAGTTACGAACAGATCACGCTGGCCGCCGCCGGCTACGAGGCTCAGCTTCGCAAGCAGCTGGAGCAGGTCGGCATTACCGGCGAGGCGCAGGACGAGTACATCCGGCTCCTGGGGTTGACCCCGGAGCAGGTGTCGACGGCGATCCAGCTGTCGGGGATGGAGCAGGCGCGCGCCCAGCTGGCCTTCCTACAGGGAGACCTCGACAACCTGCCCGAAGAGGTGCAGTCGAACATCTACGCCAAGGTCGCGCAGAACGACTGGACCGGCGCCCTGGAGCTGTACAAGCAGTTCAAGGACAAGCAGGTCCAGGTCAAGGTCAACGTCGACTGGTCCGGCAACACCGCAGCCGGGGCCGCCGCTCGCCAGGGGCGCGCAGGCCCTGAGGTGTACCGGCGGGCGTCCGGCGGAGTCATTCCCGGCGTCGGCAACTCTGACTCGGAGCTGGTGCTCGCCACCCCGGGTGAGTACGTCATCCAGAAGTCGGCGGCTCAGGCGATCGGTCTGCCGATGCTGGAGCGGCTGAACAAGGGCGACAAGTCGGTCATCGCCGACATGGGCGCCAGCGTTCAGCGGTTCGCCAACGGCGGGATGGTCGAGGCGTCTCCCGTGGCGCCGCAGGTGTACCGCCCGACGATGACCTACGCCGACGCCGGTGGCAGTGGAGCGACCACAGCGCCTTCCCCTCAGTCGGGACAGATGTTCGGCGACGTCTACATCACGACGACTACGCCAGAGGAGTTGCCCGCCGAGATGTCCCGCTCCGCGCTCCGACTCAAGGCGTTGCTCGGCTGATGGCAGGCTTCGACGTCTCCTACGCGTTCGGGAAGCTGACGATCGGCTCGATCGTCGTCCCGAACAACGCCATGAAGTTCCAAGAGGACGGACCGCTCGACCTGCTGTTCGACCAGTTCAGCGGCGAGGACCGCGAGGTCATCGACGGAGTCGTGCTGATGCCGCGAGGTGATCACGGCATCCGTGCCCAGATCCCGCTGATCGTCGGCGCCGGCGCATCGACCACCGGCACCGCTGCGACGGACAAGACGCAGCAGCTCGTCACGAACCTCGGCGCCCTCCACACCATCGCCGCAGCGTCCGCGACGTCGACACCGACGACGTCGTTCACCTACGAGCCGTACATCGGCGCCACGTCCCGCTCCGGCTCCGCGGTGATGCTGCCCCCGCAGCGGGGAGCGGTGATCCCCGGCGTCGGTGTCCGTGTCGTGTGGGACTGGATCCTGACGGGGCCGCCGACATGACCGCACGCGCCGTCACCGTCGAAGTGCTCGACGCCGACGAGACGGGGGCGACGTCGCTGCGGGTCGACAGGGCCGGCGAGTACAACGAGGAGAGCAACGGCGACGCCGGAGCGTTCAGCATCACGGTACCGGCCGGGTCCAACACGGGCTGGACGTCGGTCGACGTCGGGAAGCTGATTCGGTTCAAGGTCGCCGGCACCGCCGACTTCACGGGTGTCGTCGAGGAGATCGAGAAGACGCCGAGGTCGAAGAAGCCGGCGAACCGGCAGGTCCGGGTGCGCGGCCGTGACTGGCTCGTCGAGTTCCAGGACACGCCGATCTCTCCGCCGATGGGTGTCGACACGGTGCCGACCGCAGCGGAGATTTACTCCGACTGGCGTTGTCCGTGGATCGACACCTCGGCGTGGCCGGACGCCGTGTTCGTCGGCCCCGTCTACCACGCCGATGCGAACCCGCTCGGGGACCCGTGGCCGTCCGCTGATGCGAAGCCGGGTGGCAACCCTCGCAACTACCCCGATCCGATCGGCGGGTGGATCTGGGGTGACGACGTCGACGGCAACGGATCCCATCCCGTCGATCAGGTCTGCTACTTCGCCAAGGATCTGACCGTCGACGCCGGCACCCTGCTCGGCGCCCTGACCTGTGACGACTCAGCCGCGTGGTCGGCGAACGGGGTGCTGCGTGAACGGGGCGTCGACTTCCCGGCCTCCATGTGGGAGGACACGTACGCGCTCGGCGAAGAGGTGACGTCAGGGACCGTCAAGTTCCGGGCGCGGGCTGTCAACCACAAGACGCCGTATCCGAACGGCTCCAACCTGCTGAACCCCGGCGCCTTCACCGCCACCTTCTACCAGCCGACGACCAGCACGCTGCTGGAGCTGTCGAACGTCATCGCCCGCACCGGGCCGGACCCAGACGGAACTGCTCTCGTCGGTGGCGGATGGAAGGCGCTCATCACCGACACGCCGCCCGGGATGACGTGGGGCGACTTCTACACGCACATGTTCGACATCGCCCAGGACGAGGGCTATCTCACCGGCTGGACGCTCGGCTTCGACGCCACCGAGGACTCCGACGGCAACGCTTGGACGGCCCGTGACGACATGGTCGCCCGGGTCAACGACACACACCTCGGCTTCTTCAAGCAGTCGTGGGCGTCAGGTTGGGCCGAGGTGCGCGCCCGCCCCGGGTCCCGAGTGCTCGACGCGTACGTGTGGGGCAAGCGCGGCGACTTCTGGACATCGCCCGGGTCGCCTCCGGCGTGGGGCACGTCGAACGCATCACAGGTCGACGTGACGAGGCGGAGGTGACCTGTGGCTGAGCTCGTCATCCGAGTCCAGTGGGGCGACGGCCGCATCACCGAAGTCTCCGACGGAGGCACTGGCCGCAAGCGTGCGATCACCTACGCCCGCAACGACGTGACGACGGTCGCCCAGGCCACCCAGGTGGGCGAGGCGTTGCTGACGACGCTCGGTACCCGTGACTCGGTGTCGATCGGCCTTGAGGATCACTTGGACTGGCCGGAGCTGGGTGACGCCCGCTCGACCTACGGGTTCGGCGACACGCTCACCACGCAGCGGATCGTCGGCCGCAAGGTGACGTGGGACAGCAACGGCTACGCCATCGTCACCCCGGTCCTTGGGTCGCCGGAGGAGCAGATCGACGCCCGCCAGAAGCTCGCCGTAGAACGACTCGCGACCGGGACGACCGCGGGCCGCTCCGCCGGCGTTCAGCCGTTGCGTCAGGCCGACAACGGTGTCCCCTCCGGCGTGCTGCGTGGCGTGTCGATGTCGCCCTTCTCCATGTCGGACCTGTCGAAGATCGACACCGCAACGAGTCACAGTCCGATGTGGACGCCGACGGAGTCGGTGCTGGTCCCGAAGGTCACCCTGCTGATCGCACCGCCGGACGGCTGGACGGACCCGGTCGACGACGCGATCGACGTGTCGGTCGAGGTCAACGGGACCTCGGAGCTGGTGGTGGAGCTGCCGGCGGGTGATGCGAAGTGGTCGACGTTGACGGGTCTGCTGATCCCGGCCGGGTCGGACATTCAGGTGATCGTGTCGATGGGGACGAACACGTTGTCGGAGTGGGAGAACGTCCGGTTGACGGTCGAGTTCGAGACGGCTCCCGCGTCGATGCGGGTTGAGGCGACGAGGAGTAGCTGATGGCAACGGTCGGAGGTGTGTGGGAACGGTTCACGGGTGACACGTGGGAGTTCCGGTGGGACAACTCGTCAGACAACGACCTGTCCGCGTGGGTGGAGGCGTCGCTGGTCGTGACGTTCCGTGACGGCGACACCGCGGACGCCACCGTCGTCGCGGGCACCGAGGAGGACCCGGCGACGGTGACGACGACCGGGACGAACTTCGCGGCGACGAACAGCGTGCTGGCGTTCCAGGTCGACGGCGCCGTCACGGCCGGGATCACCCCCGGTGTCGTCTACGTCGGTGCAACCGTGCTCGACGGGTCCGAACCGGTGACGGTGCTGCCGCCGACGGCGGTCCGTGTTGTCGATCAGGTGGCCCAGCAGTGACCACGACCTGGACCGCTGTCGAGGAGCGGATCGCGTGGACCGCGACGGAGGATCCGTCGTACCAGTTCGTCACGCTGCGGCCGACGACGGTGACGCTCGAGTCCGGCGGCGACGGCGGCGGTGCTGTCGACTCGGTGAACGGTGAGACCGGCGTCGTCGTCCTCGACGCCGCGGACGTCGGCGCGGTCGACGTCGCCTTGGTCGGCGCCCCGGATGGTGTCGCTGAGCTGGACTCCGGTGGCCTGGTCCCGTCGTCTCAGCTCCCGTCGTACGTCGACGATGTCATCGAGGCAGCGAACTTCGCGGCGCTCCCCGGCACGGGTGAGACGGGGAAGATTTACGTCACGCTCGACAACAACCTGACGTTCCGCTGGTCGGGTTCGGCGTACGTGGAGATCTCCGCGTCGTTGGCGTTGGGTGAGACGTCGTCCACCGCCTACCGCGGCGACCGGGGTAAGACGGCGTACGACCACTCACAGGTGACGACGGGGAACCCGCACGGGACCACGGCGGGCGACATCACGTCCGGGACGTTCGACGCTGCCCGCATCCCGGACCTCGACGCAGCGAAGATCACGTCGGGGACGGTCGACAACGCCCGGCTGGACGCTGAGGTCGCGGCGATCGCCGGACTGACGTCCGCGGCGGATCGGGTGCCGTACTTCACCGGGTCGGGTACCGCTGCGCTCGCCACGTTGACGTCGTTCGGCCGCACACTGATCGACGACGCCGACGCCGCGGCGGCCCGGGCGACGCTCGCGCTCGGCACCGCTGCCGTCGCCGACGACGGTGACTTCGCTTCCGCAGCGCAGGGCACCGACGCCCGCACGCCGACATCGCTGAACGTGGTCGGGTTTTTCTCCGGTCAGTTGATCCTCGACTCCAATGCTGTCGTCGGGGCCAACACGGCTGCGTTGTGTCGCATCCAGATCGCCCGCTCGGTGGTTGTCAACCGGCTGTGGGTCAACATCGCCACGTCGTCCGGCAACATCGACGTCGGTCTGTACGCCGATGACGGCGCTGGCTCACCGGGTGCGCTGATCGTGTCGTCCGGCTCAGTGGCATCACCAGGCACTGGGAACAGGTCCTTCACGATCGCCGACACGACGCTTCCGGAGGGCGTGGTGTGGTTCGCTGTGGCAGCAAGCAATGGCACGCTCCAACTTGCACGATCCACGTTCGGTGTGGTGGCGCAGTCGACGGGGTCTTGCACGAAGGCGTCGAGCTTCCCGCTGCCGTCCAGCATCTCGTCGCCGTCGGCATCTGGGGCCAACACCTTCGCCGTGTGGGTAGCAAAGGCATGATGGCAACGTCGGGCTCGGTGATCTGATGCCACTCAGCCCGATCACCGACACGTACAGCTACACCGGGTCCACCGTCACATGGACAGTGCCAAGCCACGAGCCCGGATCGCTGACCATCGACGTGTTCGGCGCCCAGGGCGGCTCTAACGACGACGCCCTGGTGCTCGCCGTCGCGAAGGTGCCCGCCGCGGACCCGGCCGAGGTCCGCAAGAAGCGCGACGAGAACCCGCAGGGGTTCGCCGA